AGATAATGCAGTTACATAAATTACATATAATAAATTTTTATTATTTCATAAAAAAAATATGGATTTTTACGGAAGAGTTTACTAAGGTTGATAATAAATAAAAGCGTGTTTGCATAACATACGATACGAGCACAAATGAAAGTATACTATATAAAGATATATAAAAGGGGCGCAAAAATAGAGCTCTACTTTTGCGCCCGAAGGACTACTTATAACCTGTAGGATTATAGTTTGGATTTTCACGATAAGCATCTAACCAACTTTTACCACTAGGTGGTGGAGGAGTTGAATTACCGGAAGAACGCGAACGACCTTTAAATCGAGGATTCGGAACAAAATTACTAACACCATCAGAAACATTTTTAATCATACGTGTGACGGATTCACCGCGTTCAAAAATCTTGTCAGTATCATAAGATTGAACTCGCTTATTAGTAAGAGCACCCTCGGATTTGTACATACCACTCAATGAGCGTATCAAATCGGGTTCTTGCATCAACTTATTCAAAGACCACTCGTTTTGCTGAATATTTAAGTCCAACAAATGACGATAAGGAGTATGACGAAGAATGGATTCAGCTTTACCAATCGGCATTTTACCCAACATGAAATCGGTATAATATCTAGACATTTCATTAGTCATATTCTGACCCGAAGTTAAAGAGCCATAATATTTGCCTAATTTACCCAAATAGGAAGCATTAGCATTTGCGTTAGTCAAAGCAGCACGACCTTGCATTAAAGCAGCACTACTCTGTACAGTGGCAGCATGGGCAAAAGTTTGCTGAATAGAAAGCCAACGACCATAATTCTCAGTTTGCTTAAGGGTATATTTGCCGTCAGCAATATCACGAAAGGCGGAAGCATAAAACGACATAGTTTGAGCAACGTTCTTCTCTACTTCTTGAGGCATGACATTATAAAGACTAAAAGCCTTGAGACGAGCATCATACATAGCATCAAAACCTTGCCAATTAGCCAATTCAGCCTTAAATTGCTCCTGCAACAATCTATTCTGATAAGTATCTTGAGCGAATTTATAAGTCATTTTTTGCATATCGGTTTGAGATTCAATAAGTCCTTTCTGAGCTTCATTTACACCCTTAACAGACTCATTGACGTTCTCCTGAGATTTCTGCAAAGCAACAGATGAATTGACAGAACGAGTAGTATTATAAGCAGCCAAACCTGAATTTGAAGCATCACCTATAAAACCATAATCTGTTGGTAACATCTGAGCAGATTCCGCACCTGTAGCAGTAGCACCACTTCCAACATTTCCACTAGCAGAAACATCACCAAGCATAGCATTAAGCCCCGCAGCACGCAAATCATTAGCCTTAGCAGAAGACGTACCATACATTTGATACATCAATTCTTGCCATTTACGTGTCTTCTCCGCTTCCTCAGCATTAAAGCGATTCTGCTCTTGCATAATTTTATAATTCCACTCGTTTGTTTTGTCGGTATTACGCTTACCAAAAAGACCACTAATTAAATCACCCGCAAAACCAAGAGCTCCACCAACAAGAGCGCCAGGAGCACCGCCAAGGAGACCACCCTCAGCAGCACCTTTACCAGCAGAACCTAAAGCAGTACATTTATTCAAACGAAAAGGAGCACCGCCTAAAGCGGCAGTACTCCAATTAATCATATCAGATAACATAAGCAACATTACTTAAAGATTTCTAAAAGTCGAGCCTGAAACTCCTTATTTTCATTTTCAATCTTATCTTTCTCTTCTTGCTCCTTAGCAGCAGCAGCAGCCTTATCACGTGCTTCTCTATCCTTAGCAGCCAACTCTTTCAAATAGTTCATTTTTTCGCTAGTTGTCTGCGTATAACGACTAGGGCAAGAGTTAATGAGTTCATCATCAGTCAAAGAACCAAAAGTCTCTTCGAACTCATTACGGAAATTAGAATTGTCAATCATAGGCTGCATCGATTCTTTAATTTCCCGCAGAGTTTGTGCATCAACACGCATATTATCAATACGTTGCAATAAAGATACATCAGTATGGAAAGAAGTTCGCAAAGGAACATTATTATCATCTACGGAAGTGACTTCATGTTGTACCTCCTCATAAACAGGAGGAACATAAACAACTTTTTCTTTAGCTTTCATAATCAAAACATTTTTTAAATTATTTACTATAAGGCAAACCATACATACTAAATGGACGAACGGCCACGCAAGTATTCACACTACCAATAAGAAGTTTATCATCGTTAACTGTACCCGACCATTGATTTACAAAGATAGGATAGAGCAAAGACGGGCGGCACTTAAATAAGTCATCAACACCATACAAAGGACCTACAGAACCTGAACTATCAGAGTTCCGACGCCATAAAGAGAGAAACTCTTGGTCATAACCTGTAACCCAAGTTTTATATGCGCCACAGAAGCCACCCTCAAAATAATCCCGAGCAGATTTTAACTCCGCATAACGAGGTGCATAGCCATACGTCAAAGACATATTAATAGAGCTACTGAGTTTTTTGTACGGCACATAACGTTTACACAGACCAATAAGGGGAGCACTCAACTCACATCTATACTGAGTCTGCATACCGATAGAATCCAATTCCGGAATAGGGAAATCTGTTGCGTCAGTCTTAAACAAATTTCTATCAATTCCTACATGCGCATAATCCAACTGCGGAATAGCTCGATAAATACCGATAATCATACCATAAGTAGTCGCCGTGAATTTACAACCCGCAGACAAATCACCGACACCAATCGCTTTAATATCCGGCAAGCCACCCTGTTGGAAATTAGTATTAACCTGTGGATTAATGCTAAGCGTTTTATCATCACCGCCAATAAAAACAGAAGTGCGAGAATCAACTTTAGGCTTAATACCAAAATGAGCAAGCACCTGAGCAGCAAAATCAGGGTCATTACTATTCTGAATCTCCTTGTACTTCTGTAATGCCGTTGCCGAGCGAAGGGCAGATAGCTTAACTGAAAGCGAAGAAGCATCAAGTTTACCACGGAAGCCCATAAGATGCGAATTAGTTGCCAATGATTTAATACCAAAAACATACTTATCACCAACGGCAATAACATGAGAATTATTTTCTTTAACCAAACCATCATTAGAATCAGGTCTAGATAAATCAAAAAGAGCACCCTGTGTAGGTTCGACTGCATTATTAAAGGTAAATGATGAAGCTCCTGACCCCGCAGTGATAACTGCGGCAGATTCATCGCCATACTGAGCACGAGGTAAAACCGAAGTGAAGTAATCGATAGGAAGATTAGAATTTTCCAAATCGAAAAGGGTAGTCCTTTCAGAGCTAAACTCAGACAAACTGATAAAATTGCCCGCGTTCATGTTACTACTAGGAGAAATATAATCAATATTACAAGTCCAAGGCTCAAAAGGCTGCCACTTCTCATTGCGATAATGGTCATTGCAAACCTTATGATAAGCCAAGAGCGGGAAAATAGACATATTCGGACTATTTTCAATACCAAAAGCTTCAAAATTAGACAAATCTAAAGCGTATTCAGACTTTTCAAATTCAGCAAGATTCCAAGTATGACCCGAACTAACATAATAATCTGCCATTGCAAAACCATCATATTGTATGACGGCAGAAAAATTACCATAGCCTAAAGACATTAAAAGCTTAGCAGCACGACAAAGACGATATCCATCACAAACAAAAACATCAGGATATGAACCATGAATACATGAATCATAAAAATCAGTTATAGACTGGTGGCCGGACGCAACCGATGTAAAATACTGATTAAGAGCAGAATAAAGACGCTGCAAATAAGCGTTCAAGAACTTAGCTATGTCTACATAAGAAATATAAGGCATAGCGGTAGACAAAGATGCCGAAGTAGAAGAATTCGTGGCAACCTTAGAAATATTCTGACCCGCATCACCAGCAGTCATATTATTCACCTGTTGTTCAAAAAAACGCCAAAGGCTCTGAAATGGTACAAAATAATACTGAATATTCTCACGAATACGAGTAAAAGCGTCACTATTAAGCGCAGCGGTACGTGTTTTACCATTATAACCAATCTTAAAAGTCTCATTAGGATTTACCCATTGCGAAAACACAGGCAACAATTCGCCAACCTGCGCAGTAAACATGTGACGATGAGACAAATCAAATGCATTTCTGTTTACCTTATTTTTAAGGCGATGCATACCTAAAACTTTATTAGCCATAAAATTAATTTTTATAAGAATCTACAACAGCCCTATGTTTAATGTTCTCAGTATAAGCCATATTAGCTTCCTGAACTTGATATTGAAATATAGAGCGTGTTTTTAAAACGTTAAAATCATAAGTCCCTGTGAAAGAAGACATACTCGAATAATTTTCATAAGAAAAAAGTTTATCATCTTCAAGGTTTTTGAAATACTGAATCAAATTTTGATAATCTTTCCAAGAAACAAAATCAAAACGCAATTTGAGACAAGTATAGAAATCTAACCCTAAATAGGATGATAGCGAATAGTGATGATGTGCTGCATAAAGCAATGATTTTAAAGGGTTGATAGAACCCGAGCTATTAAAAATAGGTTTAGCAAACTCTTCAACATACCTACGAATAGCACGGAACTGATAAATATGTTTATATAACAAAGAAGTATCAGGGTCAAGTACCCACAACATAAACTCCCTTACGAATGCGTCATTATAAATTTCACCTGACGAGCCGAAAAATCGGCGGGCGCAGAATAATACCGAACGAAACAAGGAACAAGTTGCGTCAACATCATAGAAGGAAGAACCTGTAAATCTGACGGACAATTGAGAGTAATACGCAGAGGACATGGAAACAGGGCGTCGAATACCTTTTTTGTTAACAACATAATCTGTTGACAATGCTTCGAAATCTCTAGCCTTGAGAAGTTCTCTAATCTCTGCCTTGTCCTTTGCTCCCAATAGAATTGAGTGAAACGCCCTTTGTGGAAACTTGTCAAGCACTCGAGGGAAGTCAGAATGTTGTGTAAGATACTTACTAACGTATTCTTGCATATTTCCATTGGTAACCTTTGTAGTCGTATCACCGTAGACCCATATCTGAGCCAAATCGAGTTTACGACAAACTTCTCGGGGATTGTCAGGGGTTGACATTGGCAAAGTCCGAACGTCTCTAAAATCCGCTCTCGCTCTAGGCGAATCGTGGAATAATAGGATATGATAATGCGGACGGAATGATTGTGTTCCGTACTCGCAAATAATGTAGTAGCGAATTTTTTCACCATATTCTTTTAAAAACCATTTTCTTAATCTATGTATATATTTACGTATATCATCATACCATAGTATAGGGATAACAGAGTTATTACGTATACCACGGGAACGAGAAGGAAATCTGCTATAGTATTTGTCAATACGTGCATAATAATCACGAAGCATAGCAGCGGTATCTATAGTTCCAAAATCTGTAAGTTGAAAAAACTTAGAAACTTTATCCTCAACAAAATAAAAACTTTTAGTTCTACGATTATATTTTTTAACAACCCGATTGGGAACGCGGATAGCATAGCCAAACGGGTACATATGAGAAGTATCTATATACGGAAGATGTTTATCATCATACGTATTGGTGAGAAATTCGACATATTTATGTTTAGATGCTTCAACTTCAAGTATTTTACAAAGATGTTCCTGTGCAGCAACACGGCATTGAATACACGAATGACACCCAACAAGAGTAACACCATGTCGACCAACGACAGGAACAGGATTATTGCATCGAGGAAATAAAGCCATAATTATGTACTAAATAATTCACCATTATAACAACTTAAAATCACATTTTCGGTAACACGACCGCCACTCTTAGAAAAATCCAAGGGACAATACATTTCAATCTCTTTCAACGTATCAGCAAGATAGGGTTTAGATTGACCACTACAATATGCCTGTTTGCGTTGAATCTCTCTAATAACTTTGAGAGCAATCAAATAATCTTTAGCCGTCATAAGCTCAAACTAAATACGTTTATACCACTGATATCCATGTTCCCAAGAAACAGGTGAAGTGATCATTGACTGAATGATAACTACGCTAGGCAAAAACAAACAAATAAATTCATCAATTTTGCCATACTTAACTACATACTGAACACCGTTAACTTCTACGATGAAACAACGAGAATTAATTTTCACCATAAGGCTTAAAATTTTTAGAACGGACAAAGCCGTGATGTTTAACAATTGTGGTATCAACTGTAACAATAGTAGTGCGACCACTAGCAACTACATTGTGAGACGTACTGCAAGAAGCCAAAGAAGTGACTCCAAAATAGGCAGCTATCAACCCAAGCGCATAGATAGCGACTTTGAGGATAATTTGTATAATTTCCTTTTTCATGGCGCAAAGATAAAAAAAGTTTTTTGTAACCACCAAATTTGTTAACACTATTTAAGAAAATAGTTACAGGGGGAACAAAAGCGCAGTAACTAGGGAATATGTATTCCCGCTTTTGCCTACCTCAAACAAGAGAGTAGGAATTTTCAAGGAAAATTTTCATAAAAAGGTAATTACTAGTAAGTTATAACTTTTCCGCGATAAACTAAGGTTTTTCTAACAGACAAACCAAAAATAAGTAACTGTCATTAACAGATGTGTACGTACGTATAAAATGCGCACGCACACAAAGATA